GTATAGCCATTGGCCTTTGCCATTTGTACTATTGTTCCGCCAGTTATAGGATTTGAGCTACCAACAAAGGTAGCCCATTTCCTTTCACATTCATTTGCTTTGTATCTTGAATCATTTCTGGACCATTCATCCCATACTGAGCAGTCGTAGCCTTCAGCTTTTAAAGCCATGCCGACATTGATCCATTCTTCGTACGTTGTATTTGATGCATCTATTTGTTTTAAAGCTTCTAATATGTTGTCCATTTAGTTCCTCCTATGGCTGATAACTTGTTGCGTTTATTCCTCTTGGTAAAAACCAATTATTCTCTGCGATACGTGTAATCATTTTGCTTGCTGCGTCGAAAGCCCACATACCAACATGTAAGAAACCATAACGTTCTAAGAAGCGGATTTGTTTTGGTGTCGCCAAGCCTTCAATTTGTCTATTCTTAAGTTTTTCAATAAGCATACTTGCCATACCACAACTGGTTACTGCTTCTGAATAAATGCCATGTTTTTCTAAGTAATCCAGTTGTCTTTCAGTTGCAGGTCCCATCTCCCACATAAATGTAGGTTCATAATTTGCTAAATCTTCTGCAGCTATTGAAAATGCATACTGAATTGGATCGACGAGTTTAGTTTTCTTTCTACGCATGGCTGCAAGTTCTCTTGCGAGTGCATCTTCACGTTCTTGTATCACATCATTTTCAGCTTCTTTTTCTGCAACAAGTAGATCAATACCACTTTCTTTATCCATCATCTTTTGATCGATACGTTTAGCAAGTTCTGCATCCTTTGAAATCAGTGCGGATGGTCTACATAAATCATGGCGTTCTGTCATCCACAGGAAATCAAGTAATAATAACTCATCTTTGCCCGGATGGAGTCTCATCCCACGACCTACCATTTGTTGGTATAAACTTCTAATCTTTGTTGGTCGAAGTACGATGATGCAATCGACAGCGGGACAATCCCAGCCTTCAGTTAATAGCATTGAATTGCATAATACATCATATTCACCCGCTTCAAAGTCAGCTAAGATTTCATCTCGGTCTGTGCTGTTTCCATTAACTTCTGCTGCTTTAATCCCATGCAAATTCAGTAGTTCACAAAACTTTTGTGATGTTTTAACTAAGGGTAAGAACACCACTGTTTTTCTGCCTTTGCAATATTTAAGCATCTCAAGTGCTATTTGGTTTAAGTAAGGTTCTAATGCAGATCCTATTTCACCTACTGCGTAATCACCATTTGAAACACCGACGCTATGAATATCGAGTTCAAGTGGGATCATCTGTGCTTTAACTGGACATAGATAACCTTCTCTAATCGCTTGATGAAGTGAGTATTCATACGCTTTTGAGTCATAGTATTTCCCTAGACTTTTCTGATCAGAGCGATCAGGTGTAGCAGTCACTCCTAGTACATTCGCACCCTCAAAATGTGTCAGTATGCGTTGGTAGGTATTACTCATGGCGTGGTGTGCCTCATCTACTACGATTGTCTTAAAATAATCTTTTGCGAAACTAACGAGTCTTTTATGTTGTGATAGTGTTTGAACGGATGCAACTGTTACTTGTTCTGATGAGCCAATGGCAGAGGACTCAGCTTTTTCTAAAGCCGAATCCAATCCACTGGTTTCTAATAATTTCTCTGAAGCTTGATCGAGTAATTCTCCACGATGTGCAAGAATAAGTGCTTTACTTCCATCTTTCGTTTCTTCCTCCACTACTTTTGAGAATACGATTGTTTTCCCAGTACCAGTTGGAAGCACTAATAACGTTTTTTGATGTCCCTGCACCCATTCGTTTCTAATTGCATCTACAGCTTCATTTTGATAAGGTCTAAGTTCCATACCAGACACCTCCTAGAAAGGAAGATCGTCTGGAATAAAGAACTCTTCGTTGTAATCAATAAAGCGATCGATGTCATTAGTTGTCTTTTCATCACCATATGAGTTGACATATTTACGAGGTTTGAAATGTGCACGCCCTTTTGAACCAAGTACTTTATTCCAATCCATCGTTAATTTCTCGCCATGTTTTTTCTGTCCAATACATCTAAAAAATGATGAAATACGCCATTCAATTGTGCGATATAATAACAGATCAAACTTAACAATAGCTCTTCCTTCTTTGGATTCTACTTGTACTGTAATCGTTGCTTTGTTACATGCAGGAATCTTCGCTCCTCCAGGAAATCTTCCTCGCTCAAAATGAGTAACTGTAAAGTTGTAATCACCTTCTGGTAATATGACTAAATCCTGTCCATCTTCTTCGATGGAATCATTCCAATCCATCAACATGTTTTTATTTTCTTCCATGATTATTGTTCTCCTTTTTCATTTTTTATCGTTTCTACAATCTTCTTCCAATTCGGGATAATCCAGCGTGTAATGAAATCGTCTGAATATTCACTGATTGGTATTTCTACTTCATAGTGACCTTTTGCGGCTACTACTTTTTGTAAGTCTTCTTCCGTAATATCTTCGTGTTCCAGTTTCTTTTTAAGTTCTTCTACAAAAGCTAATGTTGTAATATCTTTTGAGTCATAGTCCATCACTTCATAAGCTGGAACATCGTAAATTTCAAACAGGTGTGAGATAGTTTTAAAATCAAGTTCAAGTTCTTCTGGCAAATCGAATCTGTTCTTTGCATCATAAGTTGGATTATGAGTGGTGTATAAAACACGTTTCCCACCTTGAGCTTTTTTCTTATTTGTATCTGTTGTAACGACATAAATCTTGTAATTCACAAAGAATAATGCGTCACTCCACTCTTTGATTAATGGTGCTACTTGTCTTGATAGTTTCATCTCGTATCTGTCGAATGATCCTTGTTCTTCTGGTAGTTCAAATTTACGTGGCTTGGCATGAGCAGTAATCACAACATTGATACCTACTTCGATTAACTGGTCAAGTAGAGTAAGTAACCTTGCAAACTCATCCACTAAGTAGACATAACCCTTACCATATCCAAAATCTTCTATATTGTTTTTTCGGTACTTTTCACATACAGCATTTGTACATAACGTTTCAGACCAGTCAGCTGTATCCAATACGACAGTCTTACAAATATGTGGATTCGCATGGATTTCTTTTACTATGGCAATTAGTTCATTCCATGATTTGTTACATTTGATTCTTCTTACATCTAAATTGCTTGTTCCACCCTCAGTATCAATAAATAGTGGATCAGGAAATTGACTCGCGAATGTCGACTTTCCGATTCCTTCTGGTCCATAAATGACGATTTTCTTTGGACGTTGTTCTTTTCCTTCAATAATATTCAACATTTTATTTTTCTCCTTCTTCTATTGTTGTTACCTCTTCACGAGGATCTGTTTCTGGTACTAGAATCACCGATCCTGTTTGCATTGAAATATATGGTCCGATAATACTAGTGATTTTGTCTTTACCGATTCGCTTGGTCAGTTCTGTAATCCCTGCGACTTTTTGTGCACTATATGGATCAATTCCAACTTCTTCACAAGCCTTAATCAACCCAGCTGCATCTGTTACTTTTCTTGAAACTCGAGCATGAACCAACTTGAACCCGTTCCACTTATGACCGTTTTTCGCTCTTGTAATTGCGAACTCTTTCAGCTCATTTGCATAACGGATATAGTCGTCTAGTTTCGGTAATAATTCTTCTATCTTTTCATCAGAGTGAACTGACAAAGGTTTTATTAATTCTTTTGACATTTTTATAAATTCATCTCCTCTTTTTACACACATAAATCTTCCGGAACAGTATCTGCAATGTTTACCGGTATTTCCTTCTAGATATCCTGTTCTTGTTTTTTCGACTGCTGGCAATAATACTTCTGTTTCAAACTTCAATAACTCTTCTAAATTCATCTCGTATTCATTGGTGTTATTAATGACAGGTTGATAAATCACAAGCCTTACTTTCTTTACCGGATATAAATCTTTGTATGCCTTGTATAGGTAGAGTGCATATATGGCAAGTTGTGTGTTGAACGAGTCTTCTTCTGAATCGAATGCATACACCGGTAATCTACCTGTCTTTAAGTCAATAACTGTAAGTGTTCCACCATTCATTGATGAGATGATTCCGCAGTCAAGTGTTCCTCTTGCATCTTCGTCAAAGTCCATATCTAGATGTTGTTCAATAACTACAAATGGGTCTTCATCAGATCGCTTCTTTTCAAACTCAATACTGTTAATTACAAAGTTCGCATATCCATCTGCTATATCCTGCATTTCATCGGAATACATATCGAGCTCTTCGATTAGGTCATCGATTGGTTTAACTTCACTGTCATAATCGATTAATCCTAATGACTTACTAATGAGTGCAGCACCTAATTCATGGCATTGCGTTCCAAACTCTGCTTGTGGACTTACTTCTTGATTTGTCGTATCGTTGTAAAATGTACTAAGTGGACAATTTAGCCAGATACTGCTTTTACTTGGACTATACTTTCTACTGTGAATTGTTGGGCTTCTTGACATCTTTCTCATCTCCTTTGCTTGTGTCTTCTGGAAGCAACATTACTTCTAAAGCCAATGTCTTAGCTGTTTCACTAATCAATAACAATGCTTCAGCTAAGTCCTTATCTGTAAGGAATGGTTTATTGGCTTGTGTTTCTTTTTTCATTTCAAAACCTCCTTCTAATAGTTGAATGGCTAAGAATGTTATGGTTTGCCAATAATTATTCAAACTTTTTTACTTTTTCTTTCATTTCCTCGATAAGTTGCTTCCTTCTCAGCTGAACCATACTTCTTGATTTCTTGACGATTTCAGCAATAGCAGCATCCGTTTTCCCTTCATTAAAGAGCTTCAATATGAGTTGATCAGATGTTTCAAGTTCATCCACAAGACTCCATATGAGAACTGATTGTTGTTTCTCTGCTTCTTTCTCTTGTTCTGCTTCATAACTTCCATCAGCAAACTCAAATTCATAGTTGTCGTACATGTAGTCTATAGATATAGGAAAGCCTGTTCTTGTGTATGGACACTGACTGCAGTCTTTTCTACATTTCACCAGACCAAACTTCTCAGATGGAACCATGCATCTGGATTCAGTGTCTTTTCGTTTACGTTCTTTGCTTTCTTCGTTTCGATGCCAGTGAAAATACTCCTCAGTACATGGGATGAATCTTAAGTCTCCATCACCATCTGTAATAGCAATCCAATGTTTTAGGTCATTATTTGGATCACTTTGTAATGCTTCTACACTTCCATACCCATAAAGTCTAGGATGTTGATTCTTTACTTCTTTTGATAATTTCATAAAAAAAGCACCTCCGTTATGGAAGTGCATCTGTTCATACTTATGGCAGTCTAGGGCCGTCACAAAAGGATCAGGAATTACTTCCATTTCTTTTTGCAGTTGACGTCCCTACAATGGATTAGACTGCTTTGTTCAATTTAATTTGTACCTCATTGTAGCAACCGAGCAAGGGTTGTGAAGTACTGGATAGCATAAATACATAAAAAATTTGATATCGCAAACTTATTATTCGACCTAGATTGTATTTTATTTGCGATAAATGGTATAATTAAATAAAACGATAGAAAATCTTTTGCTTAATAATTATCCGACTTCATTCTATCAAATGACACGATTTGAACTTGTCCGAAACAGGACCTGTAAGTTTGGTCCTGATTCATGCTAGGAGGTCTTCTATGAAATTATATGAATTTATCAATATTATTAGCGGTTATTTTTCAACTCAAATTCCACCTGACTCTAAAACAAAAAGAGTAAAGGATTCCTTAAGATACCAAACTGTTCTGAGCTGGTTCACAGATTCAGACGCTGATGAAATTGAACAAGTAAATCGGGTTCTTATGAAATCTGATAATTTTTGTAACAAGTTACTAAATGGAAATAGTGAAAAAGACATGCCGATTACTGATGCTAATTACTTAAAAGGAAAAGTCACTTCCGATAATTTCTTTGAGGTTTTTGAAAATGCTTATTTATCTGATGAATCTATCGAGAAACTTATTAACGATTTTCAAGATAAAGGACAGATTATCACTGACACAAACATTGTTGATGACATCACAAATGTTCTGATTGATATTTTGAATGAACGATCAAACACCAATAAAAAAGGATCAATAAAAAATGCCGTTTTCATCGGAAACGACAGATTGAAAGTTGGAAAGAAAACAATAGTACTACCTGCACCATTGCAAGTTCCAAATCTTCCTACAAAAAAGGAAAACAAATATGTGAATGCATTATTTGAAGTATACTCTCAAAAAATTAGTAAACCCATAGCTGCTTTGAGTGACTTAGACACTGAACCGATTTACAAAACTAATCTTCAGTTGCATCGTGAGTTCTACTACTCAGCAGAGAGTGTATTACATCAAATTCGGGACTTCTTTTCTGATTCAATTCAAAAATTCAATAATATGAAGCAAGAAGTATACGATGCTATTAAGTACAACATTTCACTTACCCACAAAGATGGATTCGAGAAATTAAATTCTACAATGGATATTGTAATAAAAGTATCATTCAGCAAATCGTTCTTCGCCAAAACAGGCAATGGCTTTATTGGTCCAAGCGAGAAAAGCGGAATGGTACATATGCTCGTAAATGACGGAAAGGTTATATGGGTGTAAACTATGAATGAAATTGTTTTTAATACTCCATTTGAAATTTCCATGAGAGTACTACTTCTACTAGATACGTTTAAAACCGATTTAGATGAGGAGAAAATACTTTATATTGACTTTTTTACAATTTATGAAAAGAATTATGATTTTGGAGAAGAGAATATCAATGGTGATAGTAAATTTATGATTAATGAGTTAACAGCTCAACGAAAATTAATTAATACTTCAATTAAAGATTTGGTTCTATCAGGGTTGGTTAAGGTAAAAAATACAAAACAAGGTTTTCTATATAGTATTAGTGATAGAGGATCTATGCATTGTAAAGAAATGAGTACCGATTATGCAAAAAGGTATAAAGAGACAACATTAAAAGTTAAAAAAACAGTATCAAATATGTCTATAAAAGAAATCAAAAGATTTGCCCGTATGAAGGAGGAGACCAGTAATGTCATATATTAAACTTGAAAAATTAGTCGTAAGTGGTAATAATGTTACAACTTCAACAATAGAATTCGGAAAAAAGCTAACTATCATAGCAGGTCCTTCTGACACTGGAAAAAGTTACATCTATAAATGCATAGATTATGTTTTAGGTGCAAAAAATGACGATAAGCACAGACCACTCGACATACAAGAAGGATACGACACTATTGATCTATTCATCTCAACCGATCAGGGTAATATTAAATTAACTAGAAAGCTAAACTCTGATGTTACAGTTGTTGAATCTGAAAATGAAAATATAGAATCTGGTGAATATGTTCTCAAAGAGAAAAAAGCAAATCCTAAAACTACAAACAGCCTAATGCTAAAGATTATCAATATTCCTGATAATATAAAACTACCTAAAAACAAAAAGGGTGATTCATCATATTTCACATGGAGAACTATCAAACACGCTTTTATGATTGATGAGCAAGAGGCTGATAAATCTGAATCCGTATTAACTTCACCATTCGGCCAAACTCTATTTTTTGCCGCTTTAATATACTTGATCAATGAGGATGAACTATCTGAATACAAAAGTGATGAAGAATCAGAAACAATCAGAAAAGCAAAAAGAAATGCTGTCATTGGATATATAAAGAAACAAAGAGAATTATTAGAGGAGAAGAAAAGTAAATTTGAAAATTTGGTTCAAAATCATACAAATGAAAAATCACTTGATGAACAAATCCAAGACTTAAATAATCAACTTGAATCTATCAATCAAGAAATTGATAATTCCACTCTAAGAAACAAAGAAATATCAACAGCTATGATTCCAGTCCAAAGTCGATTATCTAGGAACAAAGCTACAATAAGTAGATATGATGAACTTAAAAGCCAATATAACACCGATATAGAACGCTTAACTTTTATCGTTGAAAATGAGTTGCTAGTAACAAATACAACCCCTAATACAAAGTGTCCATTCTGTGAAAACAAACTCGAACCACACGATCACTCCTCGTATATAGAGGCATCACAAGCAGAACTAGTGAAACTTGTTACAAATTTAAATGATCTTGAAAATACAAAAATTGAAATTAAAAATCAGGTTGATGATGACGAAAGTCTCGTTAAGGATTATAAAGAGCAATTAGATGAAATAAAAAAGATGCTTAAGGAAGACCTTATTCCTCAAAGAAATCAAATCTCGATTTTGCTTAGAAATTACAAAGAGAGAATTCAAATTGAAGGTGCGCTGTCACAGTTTAAAGATTTTGATATAGGTTTTGAAGAAGATATAAAAGAATATGAGAAAACACCTGAATCAAAGTATACTCCTTTTGATGGGAAAAAATTAATTTATGAACTATTACATAAAGGTATTGAGAAGAACGCAAAATCTATTCTAAAAACAATTGGTTACACTCCTTTAGATACAGTAATGTTTGATGAGAAAAGTCTTGATTTAATAGTTAATGGAAAGATGAAAAATACACATGGGAAAGGTTATATGGCTTTCTTTAACTCAACTTTACTATTATCACTTATGAGTTTTATTACAAAATCCTCAAACAAAAATCCTGGCTTGTATATTTTTGATTCTCCACTAAAAGGTTTAACTCTTTCTGAAGAAATCGTAAATGATCACAATATTAGAGAAGGTTACTTTAAATACCTTGTAGAGCTCGAAACAACAAATCAAATAATTGTAATGGAAAACACAGATAACCATGAACTTCCTAAACTAAGTTCAGATAAAAACATCAGGATTTATGAATTTACTCAAGTAGAAGGAAAAGGTAGATACGGTTTTCTTGAAAGTGTAAAAAGAAAGTAGGTCAAAATATGGTTAGCTATAATAAATTATGGAAATTACTAATCGACAAAAATCTAAACAAAAAAGAGCTCATTAAGCTCTCTGGAGTTAGTTCTTCTTCCATTGCAAAAATGACAAAAGGTCAAAATGTTACAA